GTCGGGGTTGTGGTAGGGCTTAACTCCGAAGCGTTTGTTCTCGTGCCAGAGGACTTCGTCGGGCGGGGAATACTCCATTAACCACCGCAGGAAGTGCGGCAATTCGGTGGCCAGGATCGCCTCGACCTCCCGGTTGGTCCCGAAGGGGTGCTGGTAGTCGGTCAGCTTGAAGAGCATGATCTTATCGGCCACCGCATTGTCCATGGGCGGGAGGACGCCGAGACTCTGGGGATCGGTGTTGCAGGTCATGAAGAGCCGCCCGTACCAGGGGATCTCGATCGAGTCCTTGTGCTTGGGGTGATACGACACCCGGGGATTGGCCACGTGCGCCTTGATCGCCTCGCCGAAGGCCTTGTGCTTGTCGTAGTCGATGTGGCCGGTGGGGTCGTCCAGGCTCCAGATCGGGTGCTCGGCCGCCGTCTTGTTGAAGCTGGTCTTGCCCTGGAGGTAGGCCGTGGCGTCGGAGAAGCCTCCCAGCGCCGTGCCCACGATCCGCCAATTCAGGAGCGTCTTGCCCTGGCTCGGGCCACCGGCCACCACGACCACCTGGCCTTGGGTCGGCTGACTCTCGATCGCGCCTTTGTAGAACCTCGAAAGCCACGCCAAAAAGTAAGGAAGCTGCTCCTCGCCGAAGACCGGCCAGAGCCAGCTCTTGATGTAGGGCCAGAAGGATTCGGAACCATCGGAGGCGGGCTGCACCGGCTTGCGGAAGTTCGTGTTGAGAATCCTGTCGTTGCCGATCTCCACGACCTCTTCGTCGGTGAAAAGGATCGGGACGGCGGCGTCGACCCGTCGTTGGGTCTCGATCGTGTAGATGACCCGGTCCATCTGCGACGCGCCCTTCTTGGACTCGGTCTTGATGCCGTGAACTCTCAAAGCTCTGGCCAGGTTCTCCACCTTCGCGTCGTGCCAGCGGTTGGTGCCGTTCTTGAACCAGTAGCTCTTGCCGTCGTAGTAGAACTGCATCACGGCCTGGCCGATCACTTCCTCGCGGAACTTGTCGACGAAGGCGTTGCCGAACAGCTCGGCCCACGGGATAAAGGCCTTACCCGCGCGGTCGGTGTAACAGATCATCCCGTGGTCCCCGACCTGGCAGCCGATGCGGGTGATGCCATCATTTAGCCAGAACGTGGGCCCCCGGGCCCCGAGCTTGAACTCTCCTGGCCAAAGGCCCGGCCAGCGTTTCTCGACCTCGGCCGCGATCCGCTCCATGGGGATCTCGACGTCGGTCTCGCCGACCTTGTTCCAGTTCACCTTACCCGCCGCCGTGACAAGTATATCCCCGAGTATAGACTCGCCGACCATACCGCCCAGGGCCTGCCAACTGTGGCCGAGTTCAAAGAGCTGGTTGGTCCGGAAGGTGCATTCGTCCAGGCCCGGGAGCAACTTGGCCAGGCGGAATTTCTTGGCGATCTCCTTCATGACCGCCTTGGTCATCTCGGGGCAGTCGACCGCGATGGGTTTCTCGAACTCCCAGACGACCCGTGCGTTGCCGCTGAAGGTCTTGCTGATCGCCGCAGGCCGGGCATCCAGGTCGCAGCGTTTCAGAAATTCATTGGCGTCGAAGTTGGGGTCGAGCTTGGCGTCATAGTCGGCGACCAGCCCGTGCATCCAGCGTGCGGGATTCTCCAGCGACACACGTCGGTGCGGGTTGACCGCCTCGACCGCCGTGAAAAAGCAGTGGTCGGTGTCTTTGCTGACGATCCACTTCTCGTAGTCGTCCTTGGTCGAGACAGGGTAGGGGGTGATGACGGCGTTCCAGGGATCGCCGCCCATGGGCTTCATGTCCGATGCGGACATATTGGGGAGGTGGAAGGTTTTCATTTTTTCAGGATGTAGGTTTTTCCGTCGACGACCGTGGCCTGCAGTTCTTCAAACCACGGGTCCTTGTCGGTGAACGCGATGACTTCTCCGTCATCGTAGGTATTCAGCACCGTGCGGCCGGTGCGCAGTTTGTAGAAGTCCAATGACTCCCAGCCCGCTAGGGCTTCGAGGACTTCATCGACCATCGAGTCGGCCCTCCAGTTCCTTGACCTTGTCTTGGAGTTTCTCTATGCGGGCAACCAGGATGCGCATCCACGCTTCGAGCTGTTTTCTCTCCGCATACTCCGAGGTCCACGTCGTTGTATACGGCGTCCCAGTCCCGATGGTGGTGACGTAGCTGCCCGAGCTGTCGACTCCCGTGGGCCATGAATATGTTGTGCCGTTAGTCATTTTTTCACAAAGACGTAGTCGCCGAGGTGCATGTATTGCAGGTGACGGACGTGGGAGTCCTCATCGTTCATGGTCCAGAAAAAGGCGTTGGCCTCGCCCGTCATGATGTCCTCTTCGATGGTGACGTAACCGTCATGCTCCTTTTCGAAGCGCGACTTCTCGGTCCAACCGCTGAGTTTCTCGAATACTTTGATGGCTTGTTCGGTCAGCATGGTTTCTCCGTTGTTTGTTTGAGCATCTCCTGACGGCGCATCTCCAGAAGGTTCTCGATCCAGTCCTTGCGTTCCCATTCCCTGAGCTGCTGTTCCATGACCTTGCGTTCCCGCATGTCGTGGTAGGCGGCGATCCCACCCACTGCACCGGCCAAGGCCCCGGCGAATCCCGCCAAGAGCAGAAAGTTGCGGCGGCGTTTCATTTCCAGTCTCCCCTATGACACATGAGCCCGATGACCCCGTAGTTGGTCAGGTCTTTCCACGTGTCCTCGACCTTCTCGTGCTGTGGGTGTTTGTCACCCCAGACCAGGGTCTTGAGGCGTTCGATTTTATCATTCACGCGCACGATGACGCCCTTCTCACCGAAGGCACTGATGTTGTCCGGGCCGTAGTCACGGTTCTTGCGGTCAAGGAGTATCGCGCATTCGAGCAGCGACTCCAAGGCCACCCGGCCCAGAGGCGTGACGATGCCGAGCGAATCGGCGATGGCCCGTGTTGAGTTGACGTGGATGCCCGGCAATTCGAGCTGTGTTGGTTCTTCGGTCATTTTTCGTATCTCCTGGTTATCTTGGCCTCGGCTGCCAGAGGAAGCGACTTAGCCCACTCCGGCGGCGTTGACATGGTTTGTGTGATGAATTCCTTGGCCTCCTCGGCTTGATCGTTGTGGACGCAGCAGACCACTTCGTCGTGGACCCGCATGATCACGCTCAGGCCCGCTTCACGAATTATTTTTACGTGGTGCATGAAGACGTCGCGGGCCATCGCTTGCACGCAGTTGTGCGCGATCATGACAGGCTGGCCTTCGCCCGCCCGCACCACAAACCGGTGCCTCGGGCCGCAGTTGATGAGGTCGTAAACACGTTCCGGCAATCGACCGGAGCGGTCAGAGCTGTCTCCCATGCAACTCCGTGGTTTAGCCTGTAATACAGCGTCGACCTCTTGATACCGTTTTCCTGAGCTAGGTCCCAAAAGTTGCTCGGCAAGTCCTTGAATCGATTGGTCAAAGTATTCCGTTTGTTTCGTGAGTTGTTCTTCCGCGTTGTCCAGTGGCAGTTGTTCGGCGAGTAACCCGCATTGTTGTCCACTCGATCTAAATCCAACCCCTGTGAATACGTCGGGCCCATGTCTTCCCAGAACTTCGAGAAGTTCTTCCACCTCTTGCATACCGCTATTCCTCTCCCGCCGTAGTTCTCCCACGCTTGATGCTTGGGGCTGTTGCAACGGGCCATCATCGACCGCCATACCCAATATGCCGGGTGATTGGTCATCCCGTGTGTTGACTTTCTGTCCTTGGTGTAGTCCTTGAGCAGTGGACATTTCGCCCCACAAAACTCCCGACCCCCTCTGCGTGTCAGTTCCTTGCCGACCTTCAGAGTTTTGCTCCCGCAGCGGCATGTCACTTCCCACATCGTGTGTTTTCCGTTGCTCCCGGCAAACGCGGTGACCTTCAGGTTCCCGTTCGTCCACCCCAGTAGATTTTTCGCATTGTGTTTCATAATCTAAATTCACTAGTCCATCTGCGTCCGTTTCGGACAGAGTCTTCGCGGGAGCCCAACCAGACCGCGTCAGGAACAAATGATCCCCTGTCGCCCTGATCCCTTGAACCTCAACAACCTCCTGCACCCCTGAATCCTTGAGCCCTTGATGCGCGACAAACTCGACCCCGTCGTGGATGCGGTCATATAACTCCACTTCACTCAGCTTGATCCACCCGCGCTGCGACAGGACCTGGGTTTCACCGGACAGGCAGTTCTCGGTCAGTGAACCTCCCCACCACTTGAGCCGGATGAATTGCCCGCCGCGCACCACTTCGGCCGAGAGATGCCCCTCGTTGTTGTTGGGGTGGCGGTAGCTCAGCTTCCGTCCGTTGGGTAGCTCGATGTAAAACTTCTCCGCGTTCTTGGACACGGCCATCCGCAGGTTGTTCTCCAGCCGTTTCCACAACTCGCCGACCTTCGGGTTTTTCTTGCGGTAAAGATGGACCAGTCGCGTCGCTTCTTCGATCGGCAGCTCGGTAACATCGGCAAAACGCTTGATGCCCATGCCGTAGCCCAGGCCCAAGTTGAGCTGTTTAACCAGGTGGCGGACGCCGGTGGTATCAGTGCGCAGCGACTCGGGTTTATCCCAGAATCCCCAGACGCGGGCCTGCGCTTCGTAAAGGTCGGTGCTGGCCTCGATGAATTCGAGCATCTCCTCGTCCTTGGCCAGCCATGCCAGGCAGCGCGGTTCGATCTGTGAGAGGTCGGCCACAACCAGCGACATGCCTTCGGGGGCTTCGATCAGCCCGCGCACATCCACGTCATAGCTCATGGCCCTCTGCAAATTCTGGAGATTCAGACCCGCGTCACCGCTGTCCCGGCCCGTCGTAGCCCCGTAATACTTGAGCCCGTAGCTCATCCACCCGTCGGGCCGTGTCCGGCGCTCCATGGTCTCCAGCTTCTTGAGCAGCCCGTTGCACTTGCGGAATTGCCGCATGGCCGAGACCCACGGGTATTGCTCCCCGTATTGCTTTTCCCACGCTTCGCATTCCTCGCTGTCCTCGGCCAGGGACGGGGGAGGAAGTATTCCGACTTTGCGGCACTCCTCGGCCAAGGCGAGGGGAGACAGAGTCTTCTTGTCCTCCTCGACCCAGGGCAATTTCTGCTGCGCTTCCCACAATAAAACCTTCAAGTGCTCGATACGGTCCCGCACCAACGTCCTGTTGATCGGCACACCCTGGACGCACATGCGCGTGGTCTCCCGGGACAGCCATTGCTCGTGATCGGGCCACTGACCCCCGTATTTTTGCCAGATTTCCAAGCAGTAATCGGCGTCCTTGATCGCGTATTCCTCGACCTCACGGCGAAAAGCCTCGTCCATGTCCTCCCAACGCTTGCCCTTCATCTTGTTGCGCGTGTCTTTGGACATTTTGGCCTGCAAAAGGGTTTCCGATGCGCCCTTGAGGTTGCGAGGCACGCCCAAAAAAGCACTCAAATCGGCCGTACAGTCCCAAACGTGCGGGAATTCCGCCGGAATCTTGCCGTTTCCGACGAGACTTTCGTAAACCGGCTTGTCGAAGCTCCGGTTGTGGCTCACCCAGCGCCAATTTTCCCCTGATATCTGCGACCAGTCGAAATTTTCCGGCCGTCCGCAGTATTTTTGCCCCGTGCTGGTCGAGATCGTGACCAAGTAGGCATCGAATTCAGGATGTCGGCAATAATGCCAGATCCCCTGCGTTTCGATGCCCACGTCCTTGGAATAGAACGTCTCGAAATCGACGGCTGCGGTTTCCATTGGGAAAAAAGTGTCCGGACAGGGCTTTGTTTCACACCGCGTCACACCGCGTAGTGAGCATAAGCTCATCACACATAAGGCGGCCCATCGGGATCTCCCCGTGTAGCATGCGCCCCATCCGGACAGATTTAATTTTAGAGGTTACCCACCATGCCCTCGAAGAAAGCCGCAGCTTCCTTGTCGTGCATGCCGTCGAACTTGGCCTCGGGGACAAACCACGAGCCCTTGGTGTTCTTCTGCAGGTTCGAGGTCAGCGCCCACTTGCCGAGCCAGAGGCCATCGCGCAGTTGGTTGTAGCCAGCGGTGATGATTCTCTTGCCGACAGCGGTGAAGGCCGTCGAAGCCACGGTGTAGATGGCCAGCGTGTAGTGCTTGCCACCCTGCTCGCGGTAGAAATGCGCCGCGTGCTGCTCGGGCAGGTTCGCCGGTTTGGCCAACGCCACGAAGAGGTGCGCTATTTCCTGGAAGTAGTTGGGCTCGCCATAGCGGAGCGTTCCTCCGTTGTCGATGACCTCCTGCTGGGTGTCAAAGACCAGCGGCGTTGCCGGATCACCGTATTCGAGCTTTTGCCGGTATTGCTTCTTCAAGTTGAGCACCGTCATATCGATCGGCGTCTTCCCGTCCGAGAGTTGGACTTCCTTGTTGAAGACGAATGACCCCGGAGCGATGCCCGCTTCGGAAAGGTCCCCGATTTTCTGCACGAGGGACAAGCGCGGGAGCTGGATGTCGCGCGCGGTGAATTCGCCCTGCATGCCTTTGGCACCTCCGAGAACAGGGGTGCTGGAGACGGTTATCTCCTGTGGGTGTTTGTCACCCGCAGGCACGATTTGGACTTCCGTGGAGGAAGCCTGGGTTGCAGCCGGGGCCGCTTCTTTGAACGATACTGTCATATTATTGGTTTCTATTGGTTAGCTGGTTTTACTTTTTCTTAGTTGATAGGAGACCCCCTCATCTTGGAGGACTCCCAGGTCCCGCAATTTCCCTTCCAGGATCTGACGGGTTTTTGCTTTCGTGCCTCGTTTGGCCTTACCGGCAAAAAGTTCTTCGAGTTTCGGATACGAAACCTTGTCGACGCAGGTCATGAAGTCGCGCAGCTCGATCTCGTCCTTGACCGCTTCAAATGCTCCGAGCGCCGAGGTGATCGAGCGGGGCTTGGACATCTCGATGACCTTGAACCCCGGAAGCTCCATCCCCTGATCCACGGCCATCTCGGTCGCGCGTTTCCTGACCCCATTGGCCCAGGACTCCATGATCGGGACCAGCGACATAAGCGCCGCCACCTTGACCGGATCGTCCTGCTCGCTGCCATGCACGGACTCGGGGATCGGGAGACCGTCCTCCTGGTATCGCTGCGCGATGGTTAAAACTTTGTTGGCCAGCGCGGGACACTTGGCCTGGTTGCCGCAATAGTCACACACCCCGGGTTGCGGATTGAAGTGTGCCCCACTTTCCGCACGTTCGATGATTGTCGAGATGCGCAGCCGAATGGCAGGCATGTCCTCCCTCGTGAACGTATGCGTCGAGGCCTCGTCCCGCGCTGGCACGAGAAACCACATCGTGATCTCCTTCACGTGTTCAAATTTCTGGAAGAGCCCCAGCACGTAAGCCTGGCCCTGGATGTTGATCTCGGCGTCGTCGATCTTGCCGTAGCCGGTCTTGTAGTCGATGGCGTCGGCCGTGTTGTCGGAATAGACAACGAACCGGTCACAAGTTCCAAAAGTGGAACGTCCCTGGCCCAGGTCGATCTTGACCCTTACTTCACGGTAGTCTTTGGCGATGTGTGTCATCTCACCATCCGCTTCCGTATCGCCGCCGCTTCTTTGCGCTGTTGCTCAGTAGCCTCGGGGACTTCGTCGTTGACTAAAATCCGAGATACAATGCTCTTACGAAAAGCTGTGTCGTCATCAGCGTATTTACCCAGAGATTTCCTCCACTGCTGTTGTTTTTCCGTGATCTCAAAATTCGGGGCGTATTTGGACTCCTCCATGTAGTGCCTTGCGCCCTCCAACTCCACGAGTCCCTTTCTTTTGGTTTCGTCCTTCATGTTTTTGTTAAATGGGTTAACAACCACTGAGCGCGGTTCCTCTTTACTCGATCCGTTCAGACCCCCGCCCCAAGCCATTCCGGCAACATCGGGGTTCTTTTTGAAATACTCGGTCAGGCCCAGTTTATCTGCGTCAGCTATTGGGTATCTGCTACCACCGCGTTCACGCATCACAGCCATAGCGTTTGTCAGTTTGCTTTTATCGCCCATAATTCCTCCTTATTTGTCTTCAATCGGCCACTTCTTCATGTGGCAAAAATCCCTGGGTTCCGTGACCTCGACCTCTTGGTTGCAGATGCCGCACTTATCTATGTGCCACGTGGCGACGTGTCCGTCGGGCATGCCGCGTCCGAACTTCTCTCCGCAGGTAAGGCATACCCAGTCGGGGTAGGGGACAAATTCTGTTCTACCTACGACGTAGTTTGGCTCGCTCACTTCCCCGTCCTCCGCTTGATGATGTTGCCGACAAAACTTTGCAGGGATTCATAGATCGCCCGTTCCTCGTCGTTGGCGCACTTGGACGGGTCATCCTTTTCCATGGCCTCATGGATGCGGTCACCCTTGTCCGAGGCCCAGTTGGAACCCTCGCGGTTGAGGAATGACGGGCAGATCTCCTTGTATTTGAGCGAAGAGGGGCCGTGCTTGGCGTGGGCCGGTTCATTCACGGCGGGCACTACGGCTTGTGGTGCGGTGTCATTCATTTGTGCGGCTAATACAACATTTGCGGGTTGGGGTGTCAAACACCTTTTGTGCATTTCCTGCAAATTCTTTAATTTAAGTCGAACGCTCGTTTCAACTTTCTCCTCGACCGTTCCCGCCGCGAAGAGGATGCGCTGCACGGATTGGCTCTTGGCCCCGGCGCGGTCCACACGTCCGAGTGTTTGCAAAAGATCCTTCGCGTTGAAGGTCGGCGAGATGATCGCGGTGCGCGGCCTCACGCCTCGTTGGTCATGTAGCGATACTCCTAGTCCTCCTGCGGCGATGTTGCAGAGGACGACGTGATTAGCATCGCTTGAAAATTGGTCCACGACCAACTGTCGCTCTTCGGTCTTTTGACCGCCTTTGATGACTTCAAACGGGCGTTTGAGCCTTTGCCCAATGGCTTCAATCGTCGCATCAAAGTTGACGAAGACGGCCACTGAATTTCCTGCGTGGAGTTCGTCCTCAATGATTTCAACCGTTGCTGGAACTTTCGCCAGTTCGACTGCCTGTCTTGCTCGGAGCTGCGCGACGAGTTTTTGCGCGGCTTTGTTTTTGCTGTCGTTTTGAGCCCGCTGTTCGAGGGCGCTGAGTTCTTGGTCCATTTCGTCATAAAGTTTCTGGATCGCGCCCTTGTCGCCGAAGTCGATCGGGTCAGTGACGATGCGCGTCTCCTGGAAGTGCTCGGCCAACATGGCCCGTGTCATACGGTCGCCGTGCTCCGGATAGATCTCGTGGTTGATCTTGTCCAAAGCCCACTGCTCGCGGTGCTTGAACTCCAGTTGCCCCCACGGATTGACCTGGCAACCATGGGCCTTGGCCCAGTTGAAAAAGTTGGAGAGGGTGTGCAGCCCGAGAAGAAATCCACTGGCCCGCATCTCGGTCGGGTCCTCGGCGGCCGACGCGCTAAGCAAAAGATTTCGCCACGGCTTGGCGGCAATCAGCATCTTGGCGTTCTGGCTCCACAGGCCCTGGCACCGATGAACCTCGTCCCAGATGATCAGGGCATCGCTCGGAATCTTCCACTCGAACTGTTTGCCCGACCAGTGCCCGAAGCGCGTTTTGCCGGTGCGCAGCTTCTCGTAGTTGAGGATTCCAAGGACCTTGGAACCCTGTTCCTTGGCCGTGCGCTCCCAGGACGGTATGACAATCTTCGGGCAGACGACGAAGATGGCAGCACCGAGCCGCTTGGCTGTCTCGATCGCGCACAGGGTTTTACCCGTGCCGGTGTCCGAGGAATCCAATGCGGCCCGGTGCTGGTTGAGCGCGCAGACCAAGCGGTCCACGTGCTGCTCTTGAGCGGCGTAGAGCGACTTCAAATTAGTCCGCGATGGGCTGCGTGGTAAATGAGCAAAGCGTCCGAAGTTGAAAGTGTTACTTTCACGTTGGGATAGAGTTGCTGGGCCGTGGCCTTGAGCTTGTTCTTCCACTCGGTCTTCGACATGCCGTTCGAGTTGCCCAGGCTCAGGGCCTTTTGCCACTTCTGCGGCATGACCTGGCGCAGCTCAAAACCAAGAGTGTAGGTTATCGCTTCGAGGTGACCAACACCCTTGCCGAAATTAAACATCGCGCTGCCCGGTGCGCCCGCTCCTCCCGCATACCCGCCGACCTTCTCCATATAGACGGTGGCGGGCTGCGGGAGCTGGCGGAAGAGGTCCACCAGATCGCCCAAGGTCTCGGGCATGTTTTTGAGTTCGACTGTCGAAATGTGACAGCCGAAGGCAAAACCGCCCGATTTCCCTGGGTCGATGGCGATGATCACGCTGCTTTGAGTTCCTTGAGGATTTGGCGGGCGCGGTTGTCCGGTCCGGCCTTCATCCAGTCACGGATGTCGTGCTCGCGGAAGCGGACCTTGCGCCCGAGTTTGTAGAACGGCAAAGGATTGCGTTCCCGGTGCATGAGTGACCTGACGTGACGCAGGGATGTCTGCAGGATTCCTGCCACATCGCGTACGTCGTAGATCAACTCTTGCTCGTTTTTGGGGAGCGCATTTGGCTGGACGTCCTCAAGTTCCACACTCACGCGGCCGGTGGGCAGCATGGTGATGCGGACCGAGTTCCCGGCCTCAAGCGTCAACCGGTTCAGTTTCATAAACCAATTCGGCCAGACTTTGATTGATCAGCTCGTCCCGCGTCAGCCCTTGTTCGGCTGCCAGCTTGTCGAGTTTCAGTAAGGTTTCATCATTTAGTTCGAGGGCTACTTCTTTGTGCATGGATATTTAATGCTCGTTAGTGGGTTGTGGTTTATAGGTGTTTATCACCTGTGGGGACTGGCGTAGTGAATAGTTTATTTATATTAGCTAAACCGTGGGGGAAAGGGGGGAGGCCTCCCTAGCCCCCCAGTTTATCGCGCATACTGGACATGCGCGCCCCGAACGTCCGCTTCTTGGCCAGGGCAGCTTTCTGCCGGGCCTCGAAGGCGGTGCGTTCTTCTTTGATGCGTTTGCGATCCTCTGCGGAGAGGGTCACTTTCTCTACCATGCGTTCGACGTGCGTTCGGCACAGGTCGGCCACATTGGTTTTCTTTTGTTGGGCCAGTTTACTAAGTCGCAAGTAAACGTCCCGTTCGATGTAAACGCCAAGAAGGCGTTTGTTTTTGTCTCTTTGGTTAGCCATAGCGGTGTGTCTTTTGTTCTGTGTTAGTAAAGTTTAGCTTCGATGGTTGAGGTGTCAATCACCTTAAACCATTGTTCGGCTATCGTTTTGGAAGTCAGGCCCTTATACGTGCGCTGAATTTCCTGGGCCGAGTTGCCGCATTGCTCGGCGACCTCGGCAGCGTCGCGCGTGAGCGCCATGGCGTAGGAGATGTAAGCCTTGCGATGGCCGTTCTGCCGCCACGGGATTTCGGCCTCCACGCGCAGCTTGGCCACGCGCTTGTTGATGTTGCCGTAGATGATTTTGTCGATCTTCCGCCGCTTGCACTCTTCGGCGATTTTCTTGAGCCCTTCTTTGACCCCCGGCGGAAAGTAGGCCATGCGCCGGTTCGAGGTCTTGGTGATCTCGGTCTTGAGGACGAACGCGCCCTCGTCCCAATCGACGTCTTCCCATTTGAGGCGGGCGATCTCGGCCTTGCGGATGCCGCTGTAGTTGGCCGCGATCAGCCACGGCACCATGGACCAGTGAGCCTCGTCAAACAGTCGTTTTAATTCCTCCGGAGAGTAGATGTCCGGAGTTTTTTGAAAGTGCTTGGACGAGATGGCCTGGGTCCCGTCGGCCACGGTCCCGCCGTATTGCGGCATGTAGCGCACGTAGTTCTTGCTCAGCGCCCACTTGAAAAACGATTTGATCGTCGTGCGGTGATTGTGCCGGTAGCGCAGGCTCTTGATCCCGCGCAGAAAAGTGTTCAGATCATCTGGCGTGATGTTCTTGATGTAGCTCGACCCGTAGCGTTCCGTCAGTTTGCCGAGGTGGTTTTTGATCGTGGCATAGGTGTCGGGCTTCAGTCCGTCTTGAGACTTGACTAGCAGGAATTCTTGAACGACCGTTTCAACGGTGACCGAGGGCAGGAGGTTGTTTTGTTCAGCGTAGACGCGGAATACCTCTTCGATAGGCACGTCACCGATCAGATGCTTCCATTTGCTGACACTCTTGATCCGGGGTTCCGGGGTCTGGCCTTTTTCCATGGCCGAGAGAATGACGGCAGCTCTTTCCAGCGCCTCCTCGGCCATGTTCGTGGTTTCGCGGACGCGTTTCTTTCCCAGCCGGTAGGCCAGGATGAAGGACTCCCGGTCTTCCCGGGTTTGATGATAGATGGTGACTTTGCCGTAGCGGGTCTTTTTGACCAACGGCCAGGCGGATTTTTTCGACGTTTTCATTGCGATGTGATTTGTCAGCGCGCTGACAACTTTTGTTGCCAAAAAGGTGACAACAACCCACACTTGACGCAAGAAATATTTTTATGAGTTTCGCCCGTTTTACGCCTAAATCCTTGATTTCTCTCTGTAGAGAAAATTATTTAGAAGGGGTGTTTGTCGGTAAACGGGGTGCGTTCGAATCCCCATGGCTCCACGCCCAAAGTGTTGAAAATCAAGGAGTTAAGTGGGTGACTAAATCCCGCTGACAAATTGCTGACAGGTTTATGCCGAAGAAAGCAAAGTCAGCGCCGAAAGCGAAATCACCCGCGCCGCAGAAGACGGTGATGATGTATGGCCGCGAGTGGCCTGCATTTTTAACCCACGTCACGGTCGAGCTTGTTTGTTTGCGTCAACCTCCGCCGCAGTCTCCAGGCCCCTTGTTCCATTTCAAACGCGCGGTCGATTTGCTGTGGAATCACCCCGACTCCCGCACCCCGATTGAATGGACCCCGTGGCTGGAGCGCATGATCGAAGCGGCCCTAGAGCACAAATACTTGGCCGTGGCTGGTTGCGCGTCCTCCGGCAAATCTCAGGCCTACGCTCTGTGGGCAATCATCCAGTTCCTTTCGTCCCCGTGGAACACCCTGGTCCTGGTCACGTCGACCTCACTCAAGGAATCCCGCAAACGTATCTGGGGCGCGATCACCGACCTGTGGCGTGCGGTCCCGGGGTTACCAGGAAAACTTGTGGATTCGGTCGGCATGATCCGCTTCGACGACGGCTCGGGTAAACAATACGGCGACCGGTGCGGTATCTCGCTGATCGCTGCCGAGCGCAAGAAAGAGAAAGAAGCGGTGGGCAAGTTGGTGGGTATCAAACAGCAGCGGGTCATTTTTATCGCCGACGAGTTGCCCGAGCTGGGCGAGTCGATCCTCCAGGCTGCGTACACCAACTTGTCCAACAACCCGTTCTTCCAACTCATCGGCATTGGCAACCCTGCCTCCTATTACGACCCTTTTGGCCAGTTCTCCACGCCCAAGAACGGCTGGTCCTCGATCACGGTGAATGACGAGGAGTGGGAGACCGAGCGCGGTTACTGCCTGCACTTCGACGCGCACAAGTCCCCCAACGTCATCGCCAATGAGATTCTTTATCCTTGGATGATCACACCGGCCAACCTTGCCGAAAGCGCCGCCAAGCTCGGGGAGAATAGCCCGGGATACTGGCGCATGTATCGTGGCTTTTGGTGCCCGACCGGCGTGGAGGACAGCATTTATAGTGAGTCCGACATCATCAAATACGGGGCAGACCAACGCGTCGAATGGCTGGAGCCGCCGACGAAGGTCGCCGCTTTGGACCCCTCGTTCAGTGCCAACGGCGACCGGAGCATCCTGTATTTGGGGTTCACGGGTGCGGATAAGACCGGCAAAAAGGTCGTGTGTCTCGACCACTTCGAAGAGTTGCGCGAGGACGTGACCAACAAGAGTGAGCCGCGCGCCTTCCAGATCGCCCGTCAGTTCAAAGAACGATGCGAAGCTTGGGGAGTGACGGCGCGGAATGCGGCTTATGATGCTTCGGGCGGAGGTGCACCTTTCGGCGACGTGGTCGATTCGGTCTGGTCCCGTGACGTGTTGCGCGTCCAGTTCGGGGGCAAGGCCAGCGACCGCGCAGTATCCTTAACCGATACTACCCCGGCCCACGAGCGGTATGCCAACCGGGTCAGTGAACTCTGGTACACGGGCAAGGAGCTGATCCGCAATAAACAGCTCTTCGGAGTTCCACGGGAGATGGTGCGGGAGATGACTGAGCGTCTTTATACAACGGAAAAGGGGGTCGCCATGCGCATCCGGGTGGAATCCAAGCAGGACATGAAGGCGCGCATCGGCAAAAGCCCCGACATCTCGGACGCCGCTTTTATTTTGTTGGAGCTGTGCCGGGTTCGCTGCGGCCTGATCCCCTCCGACAAGATTCCGTCCGACCCCTACGGCAAAAGAAGTGGGTATAAAGATTTCTTTCAAAAAGCCGGTCTCGTGGCCAAACCCGGGAGAAATCTCAACAGCTTGGGCCGGGCAACATTTAACTTGCATAGGTGACAAACACCCGTAATATATTCTGAAATTCAGACCTGAATGCTACTCGTAATTCCCGTCAGCGAGGCCGACGTCAAACTGGCCGATGATGTCTTGGCGTTGATGAAGGCTTTTGGCCCTTATCAGCACCACGATCTTCTCGTGGCCGGGTCGACCGAGAACGCGGGACACGTCAATCGCATTCGTGAAGCACTTTCACCGATGTTCCGTAAATCTGAGGCGCATATTTTCGACTGCCCTGCCAAAGGATGGCCCCTGGGCCCTAACTTTTATTTCCGCGCGTCCATCCTGCACATGTTCGCCAACGGCCTACTCGACCAGCCCTGGTATTGGTTCGAGCTGGACAACACGCCGCTCAAGGCTGGCTGGCTCGACGCGCTGCAGACCGAATACAATCTTTCGCAGGCCATCTTCATGGGGGCCAAGCAGGCCACCTACTATCGCGATAAGGACGACAAGCTAGTCATAGACGGGCATCACATGTGCGGCACGGCGATCTATCCGGCCGACTTCACCAATCGCTCCTCGCTTTGGAAGTTCGAAAACGGCATTGCCTTCGACGTCTGGATTCAGTGGGAGATTCTCCCGCATCTGCACGACACCAAGCTCATGCAGCACAACTGGAAAACAATCAATTACCGTCGCGAGCGCGGGCAGATTGTCTCCGACAATTTCGACATGCCGCATCCCGACTTACATACCAACAGTCCGATTCATCCGGACGCTGTTGTGTGCCACGGATGCAAGGACGGCAGCCTGGCGAAATTGCTTCTCGATGAATTGAGTGACGGGAAGACCGCCGACCTCGAATCCGATCCCGATGATCTCGGTGGCGCTGACGCGGTGACCCCGCGTTTTGACACCAGCGAGTTGGTTTTTCCCAAGGCACGAAAGCGCAAAAAACTAGAGGAGGCAGCGTAATGGCAAACACCACCCAGCGTTCGTGGGATAATTACGAAGGAAATACCCCTAATCGTTCTTGGGTTGGTTCGGACTTGTACGGGAATTCTTCCCGTTACCGCCCCGGCGGCTCGGACCTAGATCGTTTCGGCGGTGGAAATAGGACGCAGCGCAGTTGGGATAACTATGTTGGTAAATCCGAGGGCCCCAAAAAACGTAATCCGCTAACTGACATCGCTGAGGAGGAGGATGAAGAATCCCAATGGAAAAAACTCCAAAAGAATCCACTGAGCAAGCGGATGAAGGAAGAAAAGCGTGAAAGTGCTGTAGAGCGCGCCATGTCGGAAATCCAGAAAAGCAAATTGGTCGACGATAACTTCGACGAAGACTTTTACGTTTCGTGATCACCAACGACACGCTCCTGGAGAACATCTCCGAGTCCGGTGCTCCCCCGAGGGACCGCATCAAGGATGCGAAATCGTTGCACGAGATTTATAAACGGCTCCGCGACGCCGATGATAAGTCGGCCAAGAATCGTGCCGAGATCCAGGCCATGTTCGATGGCGTTCCGCCTTACAGCGATTCCGACCTCGTCTCAAGCGGCCAAGCCTACCGTTGTAACGTCAACTTCGACGAGGCTTCATCCATTCTGGAGAGTGCTACTGCGGGTTACATCGACCTGATCCATTCGGTCGAGCATTTGTTGTCTCTCAAAACCGAGTTCGGGGATTCCAAGACTCGGACCGAGTATAACCACATCATTGCCGACGAACTGACCCGGGCCATCCGTTCCTGGCCGCAGTTCCACTTCAACTACCAGCTCCTGGTTGCGAACTTCGTGGCACATGGGGTCGGGATAGCGTACTGGGAAGACGACATCGACTGGCGTTGGCGCGTTTCGATGTTCGGTGATTTCCTGATCCCCCGCAAAACGCTGGCCTGCGAGGACGAGATCGAGATCGCGGTGTGCGTGCGTTCGTATCAGGTGCACCAGCTTTACAAGTTTATCGAAGACCCCGAAGCCGCTGCCGAAATGGGCTGGAACATCGAGGAAGTCCGCAAGGCCCTGGTCAAAGCAACCAACGGGGCCAACTCGCTCGGAACCTTCACCGATTGGGAGGCCCTTCAACGGGAGTTTAAGAACAACGATCTTTTCACCGGTACTGCGGGAGCCTCCGAGGTCAAAGTTCTCCATGCCTGGGTCAAAGAGTTCGACGGTACTGTGTCTTACTACATGGCCCTGGAGAACAATGAGGCCGAGAATTTCCTCTGCGTTAAGAAAAGTCTCTACCGCCACGTCAACTCGGCCTTTGTTTTCTTCCCATTCGGCATCGGGACCAACGGCTACTACCACTCGATCCGTGGGCTAGGTTATAAAATTTTCCCCCAGATCCAACTCAGCAATCGACTCCGTTGCCAGATGGCCGACGGAGCGATGTTGAGTTCGACTCTTTTGCTCCAGCCCAGCGACGAGCAGGCCCTCGAAGATCTCAACTTCACCTATTACGGGCCTTACTCAGTCCTAGCGCCGGGGACTGTCAATGTCGTCGAGCGCGCCATGCCCGACGTCAGCAAGAGCGCGATGCCGTTTCTCAACGACATGGTTTCGCAGATGCAGTTCAAAACCGGCATCTACGAGGGAGCCAAGTCGGCCATCAACGACAACCGCGAGAAAACCAAGTTCGAGACCCAGGCCATCCTTTCGGGTCAATCGCGTCTTTCGCTGGCCGCACTCAATTTGTTCTACGAACCCTGGGGCCGCGTGCTCAAGGAGACCGTGCGCCGGTTTGTGCGCGGCGGCTATGTCGAAGGTGAACCCGGAAGCCGCGAGATTCTGGAGTTCCAAGAACGCTGTTTCATGCGCGGCGTTCCTCCGGAAGCCCTGGCCATGGTCGACATCGACTCCGTACGGCCCGTTCGTGCGATTGGTTCCGGTTCCGAAGCGCAGCGTCTTTTGGCCACCGACGAGTTGACCCAGCTCATGCCGGGCTTCGACGAGTTTGGACGCAAAGCGGCGATTCGTGACCGCGTGGCCGCCCGTTTTGGCTACGACTTGGCTGATCGCTATGCTCCGCCGCCGGATGCCGAGGCCCGTCCGGTCATCGATGTCAAAGTCGCCATGCTCGAAAACAACGAGATGCGCAGCGGGTCGGAGATCCAGATTCTACCCAACGAGAACCACCTCGAACACGCGCGTATCCATTTGGGTGCGCTGGCCGAAGTGGCCGGAGCCGTTGACCAAGAAGCGGTCGATCCAATGCAAGTTGTCGACTTCATGGTGACTTTGTTCGGCCATACTACTGAGCACGTTGAATATGTTTCCCAGGACGTCACGATCCCAGAAGAGGGAGCCGCATTGCGTCAGCAGCTCCAGCAGTTCGGGGAGATCGTCAATAACAGTGTGAAACACGTGCAACGTCTGCGCGAACAGCAGCAGACTGAAGGGGCGACGATACCGCAAGAGGCCGCCGCCCCCCAACAAGATGATTTCGCGGTCAAGCTCCAGCAGAAGTTGCAGGAGCATCAAATCAAACTGCAGATGATGCAGGAAGTCCACCGCACCAAACTAAACCTCCGGGTCGCGGAACTCCGTCAGAAGATGGCGCTGCGCGATGCGGAGACAGCAAACAAGATAACGATTGGGAGATAAAATTATGAGTTTCAATACATTTGCAACAACTCACGGAACTCCAGAGAGCTGGAGGCGTAAAAAAAGCCCTCAAGAGCAAATTGCTGATATCGCTAATCAAACATTAAAGGTGCAGCGAAGCTCGGGTCAGGCGATAAATGCAGGTTCGACAATGCGCGCACTGAGACAAGCGACTCAGCAAGTCGCACCGCGCCAACTCGCTGAGTATGACGAGATGATGCGGCAGAAACGGGCCCAGCAGGTTGAGGACGAGTCCAACCGAACAGCCCTCGAACTAGCCAAGGAAAAATTACGTCAGTTCAAGTCTCGTAGCTCCGAGTGACCGTCAACAAACCTCAGCGCATCCAGAAGG